GGTACCGAGCTCCCGGCTCATGGCGTAACGCTTCAGGTAATCCACCAGACGCTCGGCGGCGAGGTTGGCGCGCTCGTCGAAACTCTTCACCTTGTTACTCCTCACTTCCAGCTTCATGTCACCGTCCACGATGGTGAAACTCGCCTGGTCATCCTTGCGGAGCTGCCCATAGTCACGCATCAGGTCACGGAAAGAGGCGGCTTCCTTCTCCACCCAGTCACGGAAGGCTTTCACGTCATCCACAACCGGGAGCAGCCTGTTCTTCACTTCAAGCATGAACTGCGCACGAAGTCCTTCGTAGGCATCGCGACGGTTGCGCTTGTTTTCTTTCTCTTCCTGCTGGAGCTGTTTCAAAAGCTCCTTCCTGTCCTGGGCGGACAGGCTTTTTAATTGTTCTTTCAAGTCCATAACTAAAAAATTGAATGGTTATTACTGTTGTTTATTCTCACGTTTGCGGCGGATGGCGCGCAGTTTCACCTGCAACGTGTCCAACGCCTCACAGTCAAGTTCACGGAACTCCATACCGGCGATACGGCTGTCCAGACAGAAAGCGTTCACCCGGTCCCAGTCGGCCGTATCGATGCCCAGCAGCTGCATCTGGTGCAGTACCGCGGAGCGCTTCTGACGGAGAATCTTCCGGAGTTCTTCCTGGTGAGTGGACGGCACCAGCTTACGCATCCCGGCTATGGCCGCACTGTATTCCTTCAGTGTCATGTCGCGCAGACTCGTGGTACGTCCGTCCGTGTACTGGGAAACTACGCTTTCCTTCAAAGCATCGCGGTCAGATGTCGGAAGGCGGTTCAAAAGACTATAAAACGCCGCATAATTCTCGGGTTTATTTAACTGCTTGCGGCTGTTGATATCTATCTGCATGGCTATGCTGTTTTTTTGTTTATTTTAAGGTCATTGATTTCCTTAACCACTCTCTTTACTCTGATAGTACACAAATAATCAAGAAGATGCTCTTTTTCATTATTTGTACACTTATACTGGTCGAAAAATTCAAGTATGCCCATTCTTTTCAGATTTTCATTAACTCAAACTATTCATACCACATCAGCACAACTCTATGATTTCACCCACGGCAGAGCGTAGAAGAGTACGCAAAACCGAAGGGTTTCCGCTATCATAGATGACTTCCACACAACACTCGTGGCGTGCATTACGCGACACGACCAGCTCGCAAGTCATATTCTCTCCAAGCCATTTCTCCACCACTTTACGGACACCCGCAGCAGTGGTCACAATTAGCATTTTTTTACTCATAACTAAATTGATTTGAGTTATTATTTTATCCTAAATCCCCCTGATTTCTCGCAGAACTCAGCAAGACTTTCTACTTTATCTATAAATTCTTTACTCGGTGGTTCTTTACAAGTTTTATAAGATAGAATCCTATTTTTCTCATCCTCTGTCTTTTTATCCCATTCTTCCCGGATAAATCTTTTAACGAAAACATACCCTCTAAATAGTTTCGCCATAACTTTAGCTTCGGATGCTGTAACCTTAAAACCATCGTTTGAAACAGGAGAACCCGGTCCACGAGAACCGTTATAAACATAACTACCAATATCAACTGTATTATTTCCATATCCCAAAAGATAACAAGCACCTGTCTCATTCAATATGAGCGGCCATGTGAATAACATTCCATGTGGGGAACCAGCTTCTTTGTTTTTGGGCATTAAATCGTATCCCATATTTTATTTCCTTTTTGATTTACTTTGAATTATTCAACTCTTATCCTTCCGGTGTACTGGTTTCCCCGGAACTTCATCCCCTTGGTGAAGCCGCCCGGATATCCCAGTTCCTTGCTTCTCGCGTTTGCCAGCAACAAATGTTCCCGGCTAAGGGAGGCTACAAAACCTTTGTCCTTTTCCAGCCCCATCTCTCGGGCCTTCCGGGTGACGCTGCGTTCGGAAACACCGAGCATTTCAGCCAGCTCCCGGTTGAGGGTATTGTGATAGTGGCGACGCATGATGGAAAGCATATTGCCGTTCCAAAAGATACGGGTGGAATATCCCTTATGCTCGACGAGCCGTCCCAGTGTCCGATGCATGAAAGTACCGTCAGCAACCTTCCGGTGCTTGCAGTACTGTTCACGTTTGTACGCCAGCACACATTCATGACACCAGGAACTCCGCCCCCCATTCTTCAGCGGATAGAACTCACGCATCCACAACTTTCGGCCGCAATGTGGACAGACGCGTTTACGTTTCTGCTTGTTGTTATTCTCACTCATGGCTATTTATACTACATTCATCAGTTCATATTCTAATTTCCCCAATACGGGATAATATTGATATCCGCCTTTCTCACTTGGGCCTGCATCAGCGCCATGGACAGCAACATGCAGACACGTTTGTCAGTCTTAACAATTCCGGATATGGAACCTATAACATGATCACCTTTACCGGTCACGATTGAACCGGCAATCTGCTCAAGCCCGGTCGGATGATCCTTACTTGCCGCAACGCTCATAAAAGCACTAAGATCGTTTTCCTTACAAAAGTTATCCACGTACTGGCAAAGTTCCTTTACTGCCTCTTTCTGTTTTTCTGTAATCATTTTAGTTAAATTTTAATGGTTGATAATATGCTATTTTTCAAGAATATAATCGCACTCAAGAACTTTGACACCACCGTAAAATGTCACTTTGGACGTATCAGTGATACCAAAATGTTCTTTATCCGCGAAAATCATATTTTCCACACCGGACTTCATTTGCCGGACAATGTCCTTAGCCCTTTTATCAGTCCAACCATGAGCGGCAAAACCCGCTTTGAACTGGTAAGTGGTCGTTACAGCACCGTTCTGGATTCTGGTGGAAACAGTAACTGTACCCACACAATTTTCTATTGTTTTCTTCTTTCCCATGATGATTATTTATTTGTTGGTTTCCAATCCACTGTTATAATCGCATCCAGTTCACCGCTGCCTTCACAGACCGGACAGGGTTTCCGCACATCCTCGCGGCTGCCTTCCTCCGTTCCCCAGAACCAGCCGTTACCCTTACAGTAACCACACTTGTGACCGGTACTGACAAAGTTCTCACGGTTCATACCCTTACCCATATAAGCAGGTGGGCAGATATCCAATTGTTTCTCGATCTTACTCATCGCGTCGTCTTTTTAATTATCTTATTTACTGCCATTCTCCAGAGCCCCCAGCTCCCAAATTACATATTTGCTGGTGGAACCGCGGTACCGCCCTTTACTGTACGCCACATAACCCTCCACCCATATCTTCAGGTCAGCATCATACATCACACTCGTAGCGGCGTCACCTTTGGGGTTCTTGCCACGCGCGTGGCTAATGATGATGAACAGTTTGTCAGGAAACTCCTCTTTCAGTTGGATATAGTCACTGTAGGTCATCCGTGTGTACTGGAAACTGTCAATTACAATGATATTATAGCTCTTGTGACGACGTAGACGCTCCCTGAGCGTCGGGATATCCTCCTTGATGAAAGCCAGCTGACGGCTCACTCCCGCCATACCAAAACGCCTCAGGTTGTTCTGGACCGTCAGGCGCGTACCCTCTTCCAGGGAATCGATCGCGATACGATCGTACTTGCACAACTCCTTGCACAACTGCATCACAAAAGAAGTCTTTCCGTTACCGCTGTTACCCCAAATAAACCACACTCCGGTACGTTCCGGGGTATCGAAGGCTTCCTTCCACTTCCCCTCGAAGGGGAACACCTCATACTTTTTGCTGAGGATGTCTTTTACACTCAATGCGCGTTTTATACCGGACCTCTTATTATCCTTTTTTCCCTCTTCCATGGTCAGAAAAGTTTAAGTTGCCGGATATCGTCAATTTTGTCAAGAACGGCCTGGCGGGCGGCACCCTGCATCTTCCTCTGGCAGAGCATCCAGCCGAGCGCCCACAGAAGGGCATTATTACGGGTTGAAAACTGCCCCCATTTGCGTCCTGGATTGAAGCCGCCGCCGGAATTGTTCACTTGCATATGTACGCCGGAAGTCCACCAGCCGTCCTGCTGCCCCACAAGAACATCCAGGTAATCGCGACCGTTCCGGTAAACGGACACAGTCTCGTACTCTGTCAGAACAGGATAGTCACTCCAGGGAACAGGAAGCTGACCACGACCGTCTATCCTCAGGTATTCAAATTTATTTTCCATATCCTTAAAATTACGTTTGAACGATATTTGAACGGGTTACAAATCACTCATGCGCTTCACTTTGTGGATGGAATCCTTCACGCGGCGAAGGTCATAATCGCAAGCGGCAGCCTCCTTCATCACGATATCAATATCCTGCCGGGAAGTCAGCCCGTTTGCCGTACAAATGGTATAGACATCGTTCTGGTCTGTCGGTTCCAACGTGAAAAACTTGCGTCCGATACGGCTGAAAAATTCCTTATAACCGGGTTTCTGGTATTTCAGCCCGTTACTGATACGCTTGACGATATAGTCGGTACTCAAGAAAACGACACCACATTTCTCCTCCAGCTTGTTGTACAAGCTGATAAAGTAGTGGAACACCGGTTCTGTAAGTTTGTCGGCTTCATCAAACACAAGCAGGGGCGCGTCCATCTGGATGATGTCATCCAGAATAAGTCCCCAGACCTCGCGGATATTGCAGCCTTCGGTACGGATCCCGACTGTGCGGGCAATCTCGCGGACAAAGTCACCTTTCTTCATGTCTTCGGAGCAAAGGATATAAAAAACCTCCTTGTGGTCCTGAAGGTACATCCGGGCGGTAGTACTCTTACCACAGCCGGCCTCACCGGTCACCCAGCGGACATTGCGCCAGCGCTGCGCATCGGAAAGCACCTCGGTAATCTCCTGGTACGCGCCAGTCTCAACGACCTGCCAGCCGGGTGTACCCACACCTCCCACCTGGGAGGCCACGTTACGGAACATCTCATCGCTAATGTTCTCGAAACGACCATTCAGAATATTACTGACAGTACCCACACTGACGCCCTTCAGGCTGCCCGCAGCCTTCGTCTGGCTCGGGTATTTGGCCACGTAAGCGCGAAGGCGCTCGCTGATGGCATTCTTTTCTTTCATTGTAATTTCCATAATCAATCCTATTTTTATAATCAATTTTCTTTAAAATTTTCCGACTATTTTCCGTTTGTCCACCTCGCGGCGACCGAGCTGGTCCCAGCTTATATTGCTGATCACTTTGGTGGAACGCCCTAGGGCGATTTCTTCCGGAGGCTGGCTGTATTTCTTTGTACGACGGTCTATCTGCCGTTGCACCTCGGCCGTGATACCTTTCAGTTTCGGAGTATTCAGACCATGCTGTTCGGGTGCCACTCCATGTTCGTACTCTATTTCCTTGGCGACCACCTGACGTTCCACGCGGTCCTGTACGTTGGCCTCCTGTTCCCGGCGGATGAAGGCGGCCTCGCCTTCCCCCTGGTCCTGAATGGCACGGTGGATGACCATATAAGGTTCGGCGACACGTTCGAAACGGAACTCGCCGCCCTTGTCCTTCCAGTACAGCCGGACGCTGCCGAAATCATACGGGTCATACTTGACATAGAACTGCTTGTAGGTATTCCGGCGGCGCCATTCATGATCAGGAACGCCTGGCGAGGAATAGACCTCATAGGTACGGGACTTGCCGCCGATCGTGACCTCGATACCGGAAGAAGTGAACGTGCTCGGGCGGGAAGTCATCACCCAGAAGATATCCACCATGTCACGTGCCGTCACCGCTTCCGTCTCCTCGTTCACGCTGGTACTGTACATTTCGATCCGGGAAATGCCGGTGGCCGGATGCTTCATCTCGTTCCACTCCCGGCGTACCTCGACATATTTCTCCTTTAGCTCGGCAAGGGTATAAAGTTGGTCCTTATTGGCCTCGATGAACTCAAGGTTCGGGCGGCTGGATGCCTTTTTGGTAGTGATGTTCTGCCCGGTAAACCGCCAGTCCTTATGCAGGACCTGGCTCTGGAAACGGCCGAAAGCCGACTCGATAGTTTTCGACTGACCGCTGTAGGGAGCGGTCGGCCGGTGGATATGGCTGATCTTTGACAGTAGACCGTCTGACAAGCGCTCCAGTTTCTTGTGGCCGCCCTGGTTGTCGTGGACCAGCTCGTAAGGCTTGTGTCCGCTTGTCTGGAGCGCCATACGGTAAGCGTGGTACTGCGCCTCGTAATTCTCGTTCTCACTGATATGGAAGCCCAACAGCACCTCGCTATAGGCATCCATGACCTCGTACACGCCGATGGTGCGGACATTGCCGTGTTCATCCCTGTAGTAGAGGTTCAGCTTCGTACCGTCACCGTACCACAGGCTGTCGCGGCGGCAGGGAAGCTCGGTCTTGTGCTTACGGCCGTAACGCTGGTGCGCCTTCATCTCCCCATAGACCGCATCATACCACAAAGGCTCGATACGGGGGCTGTTAAGCCATTCACGCAGGCTGCGGGCACTTTTCAGGGGTTTCCAGCCACGCTCCGGAGCAACACGATTGTATTCCTCGAAAATCTGCATGTCGGTATAGACAGGGACGCGGCTCCGTTTCAGCGCCACAAGGTAACGTCCGGCTTCCTCTTCGATCTTCAGCGTGTTCCTGTTACCATATTTACCGCTGACCAGTATCGCGTAGTTCTGCGGCCTGTATTGCTTCATAAGACTCTTCAGGCGGCCCTCGCTGCCCGGAAGGGTATGCGCATACTCCTCACGCCATTCCTCAACCCTAAGAAGCAACGTTTCCCATACATTACGGCTGCTGCCCAGCATGTTGCGTTTCGGGCGAAGTGTGTCCAGCTCACCGATCAGCGCGTTAAGCACGGAGGCGTTCCATACATACTCTGCCTGGATCCGTTCGGGAAGGGGAACTTCCTCGCCGTTCTTGTCATAGCGGTACTCCTCGAAGAACCGCTCCGCATTCTCGTCTTTTTTCACTTTGCTCAAAATCATTTCACGTATCATTTTCTGTTCAGGGTCACCGTACTTGGCAACAAAACGTTTCTGGTATTTATCGGGAAGGGAGGAATAGATGATTTGTGCACGGGAACCTTCTCCACCACCACGATGGGAGCGTTCAATGGTACCACGTTGTAACTGTTTGTCAAGGGCGCCTCTGGTAATCACCGGATCATCCCCACAAGTCAGTTCCTGATAGCTTACACACAATGTTTTCTTGTAGTATTCCATTCCCTGTTCGATTATCACTCCTCCAAATCATTCAAAGGGACATGCCTTTTTATCAGTCTCGCTGAAGCCCCGAAGTTCAACACGACGGCAAGCTCCAGTAACGGGTGGTCAAAGACCAGGGAAAGCAGGATCCCGAAACTCAGACAGAAGTAAAGCACGCAAAGACGCTGCTTATAGTTCAGGCGCATAAACCAGCGTAGCTGGTCACCGAACAATGCAATCAACTCACTTTTCATCGCTTTCCTTCTTTTGAGGGTTACCACCTACCTTGGTTCCACCGCGCTCGATGGCGAGCTTACGGATAGAACGGGCCAACTTACTATTCTTGCGGAACGCAAGGGAGTGGGAAACCATTTCCCGGGAACAACCCAGCAAACCGGCTATTTTACCCACCTCGCTGTATTCTACGACTATTCGTTCTTTCATAATTCATTGATATTAAATTATTATAGCGGACGGTCGCGGACTCGAACCGCGGACCATAACCTCTCCCTTGCAGGAGCTTGGTGTGTTCTACCAACTGAACTAACCGCCCGGAAAATCTATCGAAGTTCTTGTATGGCATCCTCCGGAACACATATCACAGTCCAAACCTGGCCATCTTTCATATAATCGACATTATATTCACGACCGAAAGAACAAATGTTATAGTCCCAGTCACGGATTACGCCATCAATAACTTCACCGTTTCTCTTGGTGATTCTTACACTTTGTCCCTTTTTAAATTTTGCTTCCATTTTCTTCTTTTTATATTTCTCATTGTCACCTCAAGCCTTTTTTGTAGCTTTGGGGCGGTGTTCACACTTTGAACACGCTGCAAACATAGTATTTTACTGCGAAAGTCGCAAGATTTTGCGCATTAAAATGCGATTAATTTAGCAAAATAATGCGATTATGGAGAAAAAGTCGGCTATTTCAGAAAGAATACAGATGTTAATCACAGAATTTTGTGATGGAAAGAACTTACCTTTTGCGAAGGCTATTGGGGTAAATGAGTCCAATATTAGAAGTTACATAGCTGGTACGCAACCAAGGTTCGATGTATTAGCTGCTATCGCTGACAAATTCGCAATAAACTGCGAGTGGCTTTTGACGGGTAGGGGAGAGATGACAAAAACGAACCAGCCAACATCGACAGAATATACACAAACAAACTGTGTTTCTAAAAATAAAGATAGAGAAATATTCGATAACAGCCAAAGTCTTCCCCCTGAAATATTCGATAAACTTCTATCTACTATAAAAGAACAGCAGATAACAATAAAAGAACAGGCAGAAGAAATAGGAATACTCAAACAAACAATCGTGCAACTCAAACAGGAAAGTACGGGGCGTGTTTCGGATGCAAGGAGTTCAACACTTGCAGGTGTCGGATAAAACGAGTTTTATGGGGTAAAGGGGGCAAAACACAGTAAAACATTGGTTTTTAGAGCAATAAGCTAAAATATAGGGGAGTAAATAATTATATACGAAATATTGTTTACCCCCTGTAATAGTTTATAAACAAAGGAAAACAAGGTACTAAAAAGAAATATTCATAGAAAAATGCTCTCAAAACAAGAAAAAAATGTCCGTCCAAATGTCCGTCCAATCGAAACGTTTCGTTTTTCCAACGCCCAAAATGTCCATCCAAATGTCCATCCAAATGTCCGTCCTTTATGTTTTTCCAACTGTTCAAACCGTTCAAATAAGTAACAGCTTCGTTCATATGTACTACCTGGAAAGAGTCCACCACTAAGGCATAAAAAAAGCCGCAAAAAGCGGCTTTATAGACATTCTAAGGCTGTTTCAGCCCTTTCTGGTAGTCTTTATCAGGTGTGACTGGATAATCATCGCACGTTTCGTGTATTTTACGGCTCCATCAGTCAAACCGGCATGTAACAGGCTGCTCTTAGTGATACCGACCTGGCTCTCAGTCAAAGTATCAAATATGGCAGAAATACTGCCGAAATAGAGGTTTCTTTTCTCATAAATCAAGTGTACATGGATAACTTTAGTCATAGTATATTGCATTTATTTCACTGCAAATATACCAAATATATAGTATATGGAATAATTTAGATAAAATAAAAAGGAAAGTACATCTTGTACTCCCCTACTCCACTTGCATAAACCGACCTGTTTCGCTATCTTTATACATGAGAGCTGACCAGAAAAGGAGCATGGAGAGCAATCGACTACAACACTCCCGAAACCTCCCCTATCCCACCTCCAGTGTAAAGCATTTCATTTGAACGGCGTTCAAACGGAGCTCAAATGTAAGCCCAATGTAAAGCGATGTAAACGCTTCGTTTTTCCAGACCACTCTCCCCTACTCCACCATAACGCTTTGACAACCAAAGCAATCTGTCGTTTTCAGGTCCACCACATATTGACACGTTTCGTTTTTCCCCCCTTAAAATCCACTTTCGGCTTATCAATATGCTTATTTGCTCAACGAAGCATTGCTCAATGATGGCAAATCACCACTCTATACGTATGATGATTTCGAAGCCTATCGTAATGGAACTTCCCCTTATCTGCATCCCGACGTAAATTGGAAAGATGCTATTATGAACAATTCTACTACGTCGCAAGCCTATAACCTGAATGTAACAGGTGGCGGACGAGTGGCTCAATACTTTGTAAGTTTGGGATATTACAGCGAAAACGGATTGTTCAAGACGAGCGATGCTAATAGCTACAACACCAATTTCAAGTACAACCGGTATCTCATCACATCGAAGGTAAACATCAACGTGACAGATGAATTTAAGGTAAGCATGTCTTTAATGGGACGTATAGAAAAAGGAAACCAACCTGGAGGTATTTCGGGGACAGGATACAGCGACCTTTTGAGCAACGTATGGCAGACTCCCAACAATGCTTATCCCGTCTTAAATCCCAACGGTACGTATGGTGGTAACGCTTCGTATACCCAAAATCTCTATGCACAGACCACTGGTTCGGGATATATCTCAAGCAATACCCGCGACGTCGTAGGAACCATTAATTTGAAATATGACTTCGATAAATTGGTGAGAGGACTTTCCGTTGGTGCAACGGGAAACATCTCATCGCAAGTGCGCAATGCTATCGTTCGTACCAAACAGGCACAAGTATTTCAATACAGCATAACCCAACAAGGCAACGAGGCTTATGACAAGTATGGAGATGTGAGTTCACAAACCAACAGTTACCGTTCAGTATCGACGTACCAATATATGTATGGCAAAATGTATGTAGACTGGGAACGCCAATTCGGTATGCATGGTGTAAAAGCTTCACTTTGGGGCGATACACGTACTATACTCAACAACTACGACCTGCCTATGATTCCGTCGAACATCGGACAGAAAGTTGAATACAATTACGATAACAAATACTTCGCGCAAGCAGCCGTAACGGAAAGTTATTACAACCGCTATGACAATGGACGTCGCTGGGGAACATTCTGGGCAGTAGGTCTGGGTTGGGATATCAGCAAAGAGAAGTTTATGGAGGCATCGAAGATAGACCAACTCAAGTTACGTGCCACATACGGTCATACAGGAAACGGAATCGACAATGCCGGTTACTTCAGCTATTTAAAGAGATACAATGAAGATGGCGGATTCTGGTATAGCAACGGTACATCCATGAGCAACGGAGGTTCAGTGTCAGAAATATCCCCATTGGCTAATACCCTCCTGACATGGGAAAAAGGAAGGAAGGTCAATGTAGGTTTAGATTTAACCTTATTAAAGAACCGTTTGACTCTCTCGGCCGACTATTACAATGACTACTACTACGATATTTTGCAATCACGTGGTAAAAGTATCCAATTATTAGGTATTGCTTATCCGGCAGAAAATATCGGAAAAACACGTTACTACGGATTGGAAACACAACTTAGCTGGCAAGATCACATCGGTAAGGTGAACTATTATGTATCAGCCAACTGGAGTATGGAACAGAACAAACGGTTGTTCATGGACGAGCAATACGTACCTTACGACTATCTGAAAATGACAGGTCAACCCACCGGTACCATCTACGGATTGGTAGCTACCGGATTCCTCACAGCTAAAGATATAGCCGATGGTTATCCCGTAATGAACGGCTTCAACAATATTCAAGCGGGTGACGTGAAATACAAAGACATGAACGGTGACGGCGAAATCAACGAATTCGACCGTACTGTGATTGGTGGCGACAAACCGACTTGCTATTTTGGTATTGATTTAGGCTTTGAATGGAAAGGGTTGGAAGTTACAGCACTTATCCAAGGTGCTTACAACCGCGACTTATATAATAGCGACCGCACGTTGCTCGAAGGGTTCCAAGTGATCGGACAAAGCTACGGACAAGCTTACACCAATTTGCTGAATCGTTGGACACCCGAAACAGCTGAAACAGCTACGTATCCGAGACTGACTGCCGGAGGCAATATGTACAACTACGGAAACAACTGGAACTCTTCACTCTTTGTACAGAACGGAAACTACATTCGTCTCAAGAACGCCACCGTATCGTACAAACTACCCGAAAACTTCTGCCGTAATTACTTAGGCGGACTGCGCGTGAAAATATTTGTACAGGGACAAAATTTACTCACATGGTCACGTACCCGCTTGCAAGACCCTGAAGTTACCTTCACCAGCTATCCGTTACAGCGCACCATTACGACTGGAATCAATCTTAACTTCTAA